CCACAGTGGGCTTTTCATCCGATTCGGCGGGTCCCGTTACCTCATCAGATGAAGTCGCTGGTTACAAAACCAATTTCGCCGGGCTCAAGATCCCGGTCTCCGAAAAGCAATTTAGTTGTCAACTCAATGACATCGGTGGAGGTGAGATTGTACTTCCAATGATAGAACTGTGTCATAGAATCCCTAGAGATCCCACGAGCAGCATCAATGGAACGTTCAATCCCGCCGTAACCCAAGGCCAGAAACTGGCCCTTGGCATTCCATCCGAGAGCATCGAGCCTCGGGTCGTCAACCTCAAATTCGGCAAATTTAAGGAGAAACAAATTGCAGAGTGGTTTAACGTAGCGAAACTCAAACGCGTAGGACAAAGCTTTGCCGGCCAGATATTCACTGTCCGGCAAAGCCTCATTTTTGGATGCCCTAACGTTAAAGCGCGCTATCGCTTTACCAAACTTCGGTGCCATGACAAAGGAGCCACGGTCGTCGGGAAGAAACTGTTTAGACAGAAACTCGCACTCACTCAAGTGTTTGCGCACTTTGACGGTAGCTTGCATACCAGCCAACTTGCACATATACTCATACGATCGACGTATTTGTTGTCTCCTGGTACCAGGATTGTCCAACCGCATGAGCATATCATCACCAAGAATGAGCACATCCCCTTCGAATCCATGCTTCTTCGCCCAGGCGAAATTGATACTCGCGTTCCACATCGAATTTCGGAACGTAGTAGACTGAGAACCAGTTGGTAACTGGTTCTTAACACCAACCTTGACTTTGTGTTTATGGTTGGTCCCTTTAAAACCATTAGCCACATGCATAAGGCTGGTGAGCCACTTAGGTGCTCCAAAACGCGATAACCAGGCGATTTCTAGAAGATGCACATCTTCTAGTTGGGTCATGTCGTTGCTTGAAAAGTCAGATTCGACGTAAACTGACTTATCTGTGCCACTACGCATGATTCGTTCGACAAGATCGGGAGATTGCTTGGCATAAGCACCCATGTAAAAAGGTGCTTGCCCACTCGTCTCCTTCTCAAAGCACGAAAACATGCGTTTGCAACATTGCCACATGACTGGACCAAGAAGAACATTGTGCAAATCCGTTGATTGATAGATTATCCTGGGAGCGGCATTGCCATCATGCCTCTTCAGTAAAGCTTCCACTTTCACGAAAATCTGTTTGTCTGCGAACTCTGACACTGTTACAGCATCAAATTTCGTGTAGGCTTTAACGTGACGTTTCTGCTTGTCTGAAGGGAATTGGGCATTCCACTCTTCGAACAATTTCCTGTCGTAAACCAACGGGTCCCATTCCCCGGGTGATATCTTATCAAGTAGCGCTAAGCTACCTTTGATCACCTCAGGATCTACCCTATCGCTGCTGGTGTAATTACACCGTTTGTCAAAAGCAGCAAGTAGATTCTTACGCGATGAATCCGGCACCACTGGCATATGGCCAGCAATGATAGGACCCAAAATGTCACGACGTAAGAAAACCTGCTCCTCTTTGCGGGCAGCGTCGGGTACCCCGAATGTAACGGGGACATTTAATCTAGATGGGACTCTAGAACTTCGC